CGTTGTACACACTATGCTCCCAACTGAGGGCCTGCCGTGAAGTGTGCTGGTCAAATCGGGAGGCGTCCAACCCCACCCCGACTGGGCTATCAAACTGGTCCCACATGGTCTTAATCAACGCGGCTGTGGTCTCAGCATTGTAACCCTTCATCACTGTAGGGCCACCCCACACCTCTGCAATGGCTGCAAATACCCGTTTCTCACAGGCTTTGAGGTATGGGCCCACACAAACGTTGTATCTAGGGCTTCGTGGCTGGATAACCCTAGGTGCTGCAAGGCGTTTGAGAAGAAGGTTTAACTTCTCTGCCTTGACGAAGGTAAGCAATTTGGCATCGTTGGGAACCAACGCCCTCAGGAGAAGGGAATCTGCCGCTGCTCGAACCCGAACCTGTTTGGCACCAGTGTAACTATTTACGAATTGCTCGGTAGTCCACTGGCGGCATGAAGACAGGTGCGGTAACAGCCGTGAGCGGAACTCACGTAGTCGCTTATAGACACCCTCCCGTGGTTTCGGAGTGCTAACTTGCTTCCCATCACGGGTCACTGTGAACACTCGCTCGTAAATTCCACGGAGCACATTGCGCAGGCTGTGGTTATGCACACCATACTGCGTGCCAAACCCCAGCTGACCGCAGGTAATAAACCTCCGGATTTTCGGGATACCCTGACGTCTCTCAACCGTGATGGGGAAATGACTGGGTATTGTGACATCCCCGGTGTCAAATCCCTTGAGCTCGACAGGGCACCCCTACTTGTTGGGTACCTCGATGTAGCGCTTGCGGTACTTAAGTTTCTGGTAGGCGATGTTGGCCCGGATGTCATGATCAGATGGGACGAATACTGCCTCAACTGCGTAAGGCAACACCCGCAACCTGTCGCACACCCGGACATGATCGCCCTCCATTTCCTTGCGCACCCAAGCACTAACTGCGGCCAAATTGGCACTGTCACGTTTGGATATGTAACCGAACTGTGCTTTCGCCCGGGCCGCCCACTTTCGTGTTAAGCCCCAGTTCTTCACACAACTTTCGTGACAGTCTTGGTCAATGTTTGCCAAATCGCGCAGTTGCCCCCTNTTGGGTTGTAACGCCCAGGTAGGGAAGGCCCATCGCAGTACTGCTTTCCCAACTAAAATCAACGGGGTGACCAACCCCGCAATAGGCACTTCCACGTTGGTAAGGAATGCCTCCCCGACACCGACGTACTCC